GAGGCAAAAAACAGAGCCATTAACTATTTCATAGGTAAATATGGCTATTACTTTGATGGGACTGTAAGACATGAAGACCCGAAGAATCCAGTTCAAGGGAAGACATGACTCGTTATTAGATGGAAACTATTACACTTATAACGAATTATCTGAACTAATAGGCTCTACATATAACTGCATTAAAAACAGATTATATAGCAAGCCTTACTGCACAAGTGACGATCTTTATCCACCATATTCAAGAAGTGGAGGCAAAGCCAAGAGCAAGCCAAAAGAGATATGCAGACTGGAAACTGATGCGATGGTTATATCGCAAACATATTTGAGGAGAAAATTATAATGCCAGCAAGAATAAGAAAAAGGTATGACGGCACAGAAAGTGATGTATTAATTAATGGGCAGTTTTATACATACAATGAACTAGCAGAAGCATCAGGCATCACATATAAAGCAATTACTAATAGACTAGGGAAAAGACCTTTTGTTACAGACAGGGATTTAGTGCCAGTTAGAGAAGCAAAGCGAAGAGACTATAGCGCAAGGAAGAAGCTCACCAGTGCTTTTGAGGATAGATGCGAAACTGTTATGAATAAGTGGCTAAGAAAGCCTTTATGAGCCAAGGAGCATTTGTGAGATTTAACAGCAGTGGTGAAGTTGAGAAAAGGTCAAAATACTTGATTGATAACATGATGGATTGGGACTTTACTCAGCCCCTGGTTGTAAAGTTAGAGAAGTACCAAGACCCAAGAAGTCTTAGTCAGAATGCGCTATCCCATATATGGTACAGGGAGATCGCTAAAGAGATGCATAATAAGGGGCATAGGGTTGAACACGATAAGCCTGAGTTAGTTTGGAAAATATGGCTAAAGAAAAGATTTTTAGGGACAGACACATATAAGATAGGCAAGCATGAAATATCTGAGCAAGTAAAGAGTAGTAGCGATTTAAAAAAAGGGGAAATGGCACACTACTTAGACCAGGTATATCATTGGGCAATAGATTTAGGGATACGACTATCAATACCATTAGAGTGTGAGTACGCGGAAATAAAAAAACAACAGGAGAGTTAAAATGCTAAGACCTGAGACACTAATACCGTTTTGTACGACTGAGAGACAGAAAGAGATATTAAGCGCACTAGCAACAGAGTCAAACGTGAGCGAGGCTTGTAGACAGGTAAACTGCGATAGACGATATGCTTATAGGTTGTTAAAGAAGCTAGAAGAGAAAGCAGCAAGCCAAGGTGTTGCCCCTCATAGAGATTTAACCCACCAAACAGCAGAGGGATTTAACGCAAAGCGCATCTCAACTGCATACAAAGAAGACGGTTCTATAGCCTTACAATGGGTTATCCAAGAACCAGAGAAGCGCGATCTAAGGCAAAAGATAGATGCTATGGTTGATGGATTGCGTGATGACCTGACTGGGTTTAAAAAGCCTGTAACAGCACCTAAACAAGTTAATGAAGATTACTGCGCCCAGTACCTGGTTGGGGATCACCATTTTGGGATGCTTGCCGACTCAGATACAAAGCTAGACGATGCTGATTGGGATGTGAAGATAGCGACTAAAGTCTTAGTTGATGCCGTGGATAGGTTGTCGAGTCGTGTTGGAAATGCTCATACTGGAGTTTTGGTAAACGTGGGAGATCTATTTCATGCAGACTCTAGTGCTAATACTACGACAGCAGGAACACCAGTAGATGTAGATACACGCATTGGAAAGACGTTCAAACTTGCTGGCAGACTGTTCCAAACTATCATTGATAAGATGCTAGAAGTGCATCAAGAGGTAGTAGTAATTAATGTGCGCGGCAACCACGACAGCGATATGGCTTGTCACCTTTCTAGTTGCTTAGAATTGCTTTACGACAGAGAGCCAAGAGTAAATGTGCTTAAAAACTATTCTAAGTTTCTACATTGGGAGTGGGAGAATAATCTTTTTGTTTATCACCACGGAGACAGAGTAAAGCATGAGCAGATTCTCCAGGCTGTAGTGACAAACCTAGATGAAGAATGGTCGCGTTGTAAGCATAGATACTGTCACATGGGTCACATACACCATCAAATGTCTAAAGAGATTGGTACAATGATATTTGAGCATTTTTCTAGTTTGACTGCTACTGACCAGTGGCATAGCGATTCAGGCTATGGAGCAAACAGATCAATGACAGCTATTGTGTATCATAAGAAAAATGGTGAAGATAGTAGAGTCAAAATAACAATAGATGGTCTTAATGATGAGTGATGATGACAATGTTATTAAATTTCCTAAAGGCAAAAATTACACACTTACCCGACAGTTTTGCGAATGCGGTATCGTTCTTGAGTATTGGGTTGATTCTGATGGGTCTAGTTTTGGGCTGTGCAATAGCTGTCATCTGGGTGTTGGTGATGAGCTTGTTCAGAATGCCGATGATGATGATAAGACGAGGCACTAGATGGGTAAGCGCAAAGCTCCGACAATCGCACAAGAAGTAGAGAAAGCTGCAAAGCTAATGCAAAGACTGGTCAGGCTCAAGGCATCTGATGACCTTGGGTACTGCCAGTGTGTTACTTGCGGAAAGGTAGATCACTATAAGAATATGCAGGGAGGTCACTTTTACGGCAGAAGAAATCTCATATTCAAAATGTATATTGAGAACTGCCACCCCCAATGCCCTGGATGCAATATGTATGGTATGAAGACTACTAAGATACAGGAAGCCTATCGCATATACATGGAAGATATGTACGGTGCTAGGCGTATTAGAGCGATGCAGAAGTTAGCCTGGAGAAAACCACCTAAGTTTAATAGGCAAGATGTACTAGACTTGCAGAAAGAGTTTAGGGAGCAGATTAAGTATCACGAAGAAAGAATAGGTGATATTTAGTTTACACTTGTGTTTATTTTGTGTTACTCTTATATCTCATTAATTAAACGGAGAAAACAATGCAAAATCATTACGCAGTTAAACATATGGGTATTACCATATATGACTTTGATGCAGACAACGATAAGGCAGCTAAGAAAATAGCTGTAGATAGATTTGGTGATTACGACCTATTAGTTTGCTATTGCACTAAAGGTGTAAGAACAATAGGAGGTTCAAATGTCTAGATATTTTTACGAAGACTTTATTTACGCAAACGTAGATGTACTGAACAAAGCAGATAGCCTTATGGACTTATCTGAAGAGTTACAGGATGAAGCAATCTATATCTGGCTCAACAGATTTGTTAGTTGGTACACAGATATTTATCCTGCTTGTTTTAACGAGAAAGCCTGTACTCTTATGACTGAAATGTTGTTTGGATCAAATAAGACAAATAACGTATTAATAAAGATGCTATTCAGGGTAATGGCTGATGAGTCTAGTAACAGTGATAGAGATGATGTATGGTTAAGCGAGGCTCTTGGTTATGTTGATGACAAGATTGAACTTGCCAACTTTGCAGATGTATTAAGAGAAGATATATACTTGTATCTTGAGTCTTCTATTAACAGTCAGCTATTTGATCAATTAGTTAATATTCAAGCTAGGGATAAATATGAAGACTTTGAAGAGTGAATGGGAAAGGTTAAGAGACAGCTACCCACCATTAGAAAATGAGTTTGACAAGGAAGAAAGAACCGCATTTAATAACTGGGTGGAACAAATGGGATTTGACGGACTGATACAGATAACTGGAGACAATAATGACAAAAACAAAAAAAGCAGTTAAAGAGGTAAACAAGATGGCTGACAAAGAGATACTTAAAGCACAGCTTGCAGGGTACAAAACTAAACTTAAAAAGTGGCTTGATGTAGAAGTCTATGGTTACAAAAGAGGAAAAATTTTACTGGCAGTTATTTTAGTTGTTGCTGCCGTACTCACAGCATCCTAGTATGTTGAACCCCTAGTAGCATGGAGTCTCCTCCCTCCTGATTAAGCTGGTCTGGCTCACCAGTGCTACACAACGAGCCATTACCTACCAACATACCACCCATAACAAAATAACAGTAATGACATTCAATAATGTCTATATAATCTCGCCTCAACCAACTAGAGGCACTAATGAAACTTATACTTATATTCACTATTATCGCGCTGTCATTCATAGCTGTTGATGACCTGAAAGTCGGCACACCGAGAGAGCCAGAAGAAAATAAACCAAAAGTTAACAAATAGTGGTATAATATGCAGTACCTGTTTATTTCTGAGAGGTGAAATATGAGGCAACTGCAATTAATAAGTCGTATACATGAATGCGAAGAGCATGGATGGAGTGATTTGCTAAACAAGGTTGATCAGGTAACACAGAGCCTAATCGATACGCCTTGTGCTGGCACACAGATAAAGTCTGCTTTAATGCTTTGGAGTAATGAAGTAGATGCCAGAGCAAGTAGGCTACCACCAGATGAAGATGAATTAGCAATGAGATTTCCTGCTATGATTCATCGTCAGTTCGGAGCAGAAGACTAAGGTGCTATAATCTTCTCTATGGTAAGAATAGAGAGTGATGAAGAGCTACACGAGGCTGATTTCGATCTTATAGAACGATTCGCTGAAGCACTTATCGATAAAGATAAGGTAATGATGCAAGAAGTTCTTTATATGTTAGAAGATCGGATGGATTCTAATTGTGTCTGTTTAGAAGTTGATTGCGTATGTGGCAGTTGGTGATGGCTATCCCACGGCTATTCCACGGATATATTATGGAGACGTTATATGGTTGTTAGTATGACGATTGACATGAGCAGCGCATTTGAGCATATGAATGACATAGAAAAGAATGCGTTCCCACTAGCACTTACATCAGCGATGTCTCGCTCGATGTTTCTTATATCTAATAAATACCTAAGAAAAGAAATAGACCGCTATGTAGAGGGCGGTGCTGTTCGTTTTAGCAAGTCAGGTATCTTGTATCAAAAAGCATCATTGTCTAATGTTTATGCTGCAGTGTATTACAAGAAAGACAGGCACTATCTTGGAACAATTACTTTTGGTGGAAAGGTAAAGCCACATGACAAAGCTAATGTTCTTATCGAGCCAGTTAATCAAAAGGTTAATAAGTACGGTAATATTCCACGCGGAACATTAAGAAGAAAAAAAGCGCAAAAGCATAATTACTTCGTTGGAAGACCTGGCAACAGACCCTACGGCTTATATAGAAGATATAAGAAAAAAGCACCATCTTTGGTTATAAAGCTAGATAGAAAAGAAAGAAACCAAGAATCAATCTTTCCAGCACCACAAAGATCAAAGCGTATTTTTAACCGCATCTGGAATGATGTGTTTTATGATGCAATGCGCTATCGTTTAAGCAAATCACAGTACAGCAATCCGACTGGCTTCTAAGGCTATCCCACGGATATTTCCTCAAGCATGGCTATCCCATAGATATTTTATTAAATTGCTCCATGCCCTGGCTACACCTGGCAAAGGCTATCCCATAAATATTTCCTCAAGTATTTACTATCCCACAGGTATTTTGGTGAACACTTACAGCTAAGGCTATCCCACGGATATTTTGTTGGCACTGTATATAAGCCCAGTACTGTTTGCATATACAGTATTTTGGTTAACATATCCCATGGCTATCCCATGGATACATTATCGGACAATTTTAGAGCAAAAAAAGGGCAAAAATACTGGTTAAATATACAGTATGCCGGCTGAAACCCGCGCTATGACTGGTCTAGAGCGGAGTAGGGACAATCAAGGGCAAAAAGGAGGGCGCACAATGCCCCTATTAATGGTGGTTAATTTAGGCTAATTGGCTGATACGTTGAAAGGGTCAGTTATTGCGGTGAGTGGGTATTGTAAAAGTAAACATAACTGCCTATTATTATCAGCGTTAATTAATCAAACGGGGACACAAAATGAATAAAGCTGAAAAGAGAAGATTCAAACGAGACAACGGTATAAGCGCGACAAGTTTTTATACTATTTATTCAATTATATTTGGATCAATTGTTGCCGTGGTTTTATCGCCTTTTGTAATTTGGGCAATTACTGAATATAACAAAATTTAATCAAACGGGAGTTTACAAAATGAAAGGCATTGAGAGACAAATAGCAAAACAAGCAAATTTAGTTTATATCCTTAACAAGGTTAAAACTAATCCAATCAATGAAAGAATAGAACGGGCGCTTTTAATCGCGCTTATAAATATTAAACAAGATATTGATCAAGGGGAATAATCATGCAATTTATCAAAAACGAAATCAAACGATATGGTCTAACGGTTGCTTGTATTGGGTGGCTTACATTAAGCGCGGGCGCGATCCTTTGCAATTATGCGCTTGTAACATTCTTAAAACTATTATTTTCTGTGGGAGTATAAAAAATGGCATTACGAAAAACATTAGAAAAAATAGCTATTAAAGATAGTGATCATCTTTATCATTGCTTAAATAAAAAACTAGATATTCCAGAATCTGATGCAATCAAACTATTAGAGAATGTTTTTGTTGATTGTACTGATGATTTGAGCGAGTACCCAACCTATTACAATAGCGCGGGGTGGGCTGATAATGAATATCTTATATTCTTTAATGGTTTTGGTTATATGGTGGAAAATTACACCACTAGCAGATATTTTTGCAATATAGATGATGCAATCAAATTTTATAAATGGGAATAATAATGCCGTATTTTGAAGCTTTAATTACTATTAATACTAATCCCGTTAGAAAAGCTAATAGTGAAGATGAATTTATTAAAAACCTAATCATTGAATATAATGAAAAATGCGGTGAATTATTTGAGATCACTAAAAAAGATATAGAAATTACTATAGGGGAATAATCATGAAATTATTAAACAGTAATCAAAAAGAAATAGAGCAGTCTAAGATTCTCACTAAAAGTGCTAAACAATGGGCAATCAAAAACTGGCATTATTTAACCAAAGTTAATACGCCATTAATCAATGTTAATTCATCCAGTAAAATAGCAAAGGGAAAAAAAATTAACCTATTAACGGCAATCTTATATTTAAAGCCCGCTGATATGATTAGCACCAAAACACTATGCGCGGGAGCTGATGCATTTGGTTGTAAAAAAGAATGCCTAGAGTCTAGCGGGCAATTAGGAATGCGGACGGGAGACAATGCCAAAATTAAGCGGACTATTTTATTTTTATTACGGGAGCGGGATTTCTTGGATAATATGCGCGCTGAAATTCTAGCGCATCAAAAAAACGCTGATAGTAAAAAGCAAAAATTTGCCGTACGCCTAAATGGTACAAGCGATATTGATTTCTCAAGTTTTATTGAATCAATGCCCAATACGCAATACTACGATTATACCAAGGTTTATCACCGCGTAAAAAATAACAATCTTAAAAATTATGATCTCACATTTAGCGGGAGCGCTAACAATCCTAATGTATTAAAGATTACCGCGCGCGCAATTAGAGCGGGATTCCGCACGGTTTTAGCTATGAATACGGCAGAAACCAAAGGCGAGTATAAACTACCAAATAAATTAGGATTGATTCCATTGGTTAATATGGATGATACAGACGCGCGCTTTTTAGATGATCTTGATGCGCTCGGAGTATTGGCGCGCAAAGGATCAAACAAGGATCAACGCGCAAAGGATGAAAGCACAAATAATTTCTTTTTCACTCAATCAACAATTAATCAATTAGGGGAATTACTATGAAATCAATTACTACTTTTTCAATGGGATGGAATAAAAAACCATTAGAAACATATTATATTAGCGGGAATAATTATGCGCGTATTCAATCAATAGCAGAACAATACCGCGAAAAAATGGGCTATTCATTCAGTACAAGCAAATATATACAATTTTATAAAGATAGATCTATTAGCAAATTAACCGTCATTAATAATCAATTTAAAAAAGGGGAAATCTAATGAAAGTATTTAAAATATCAGCCACAAAATCAATGGATTTTTTTACGCAATTTACAAGTGAAGATATGAAAGAGGACGGTTTCGAATGCCCTAAAGAATACAGTTATTATTTAAATGAATGGGAGACCCTACATTGTAGAGAATATACTCCCCATTATGATATTTATGATGTAGAGGTTGAAGATTATGAATAAATACGACTTTATTACCGCCATAGCTCCTTGTAAGGGTATCGAAAATACCCACTATGATATCAAATGCCTATTAACTATTAATGAGCTTATATGGTTATTAGGGAGCGGGTTTAGTGATTGTTCTTATAGTAATGACGAATGCCCATCATTTTGCATTGATAGGGTTGTTGATGATACGGAATCAATTGTTTTAATGTTTCATCCCCTTGATGATAAGGGCGCATTAAATCCCTTTCCTTATTCCGTGGGAGCATATGGTATCACTGGGGACTGGAAACAGTTTAAAAAGATATCCCGCGCTATAGCTTACTATCAGCAATTGAACGTCAAAAATATAATGGGAGCGATAGAGAATTATGTTTATTAATGATGATGATATGATACCGGTAATCAAGCGCCTTGAAGATCTAAGGGAAATTGATAACCAGTCAAGGCGAATAGCAAGGGATGAATGGATAACCGCGCTAATAGGATCAACGTGCGCTATAGGCTTAATATTTATATTAGCTCAATTAATCAATCAATAAGAGGCGATACTATGAAACAATTTAAAGTTAATGAGAATGATTGGCTAGAAAGTAATGAGTGGTTACTACACCCTAAAGATGAAATCATTATATGCAAAGCCATTGAAGATTTTTGTGAGTACTTAGAAGAAATACAGACAGAGAATCCACCACATGAAAATTGGGGCGGGTATATTGAGCGAGCGCAAGATCTAGCTAAAAGGTTTAGATCTATAGTTAATAAATAATCAATCATAAAGAGGATAAGACAATGCAAATTAAACTAGACTACTACGAGATACTAGAAGCACTTGAAGCCTATCTACTGGATAAGCACAATATCAAATGCTCCTTAAATGATAATCCTGATTACCCTTATCTAGATACGACTAAGGTTAAATACGCAACTGCTAAAGATCCACACACTGGAAACACTGCAATCAATCTAAGTAAAACCACCTATGAGCAAATTAACGTAGAGATCAACGATAACAGCGATATAACTATTTACATTTAATCAGCCTAAACCTAACAGCCCCGCCATAGTGCGGGGTTTTTTTTGTCTGTAATAAATACCCTCCCTATCTACTGGCACAATCCCCCCCAATACTAGCCAATACAACCCAATACAATACAAGCCAATATAAGCGCATCTAAGCGCGAGTACCCATTCACTATAGGGATATACACCTAAACAATATCACCGCCCTAACGATTAACCAGGTCTATTGCAGCCGACCAGGTAATGATCCAATATAAGCCCCTTTTAAGCCGTTTTGAGCCGTTTTAGCGTAAAAGCTATATTGGCAGTTTGGGGCTGAGATCGTCTATTCTGATGCATCGTAGGTACTTCTAGGGGTATGATCCGTATCT